ATCTGTAATTAAAACCTTACCTACAACGTGTAGTTTTTGAGATGGGCTAGTAGTACCAATACCAACGTTGCCATCGTCTATAGTAATAACATCTTGATTCCTAGATCTAAATGTCATCTTATCAGACGAGTTGTTGTATGCAATACTTGCTCTAGTTAGCTCATCACCTGTAGCATCCTGGTCATAGAAGATAACCTTAACATCGCTAGTAGCGGATTTGTCACCAATGATGATGTTTCCATCAATGTCTAATCTTGCTTCTGGGCTAACCGTACCAATACCAATGTCACCCCTTAAAATGGTTTTAGTAATTAGACTATTACCTAAAGTAACAGAGTTGTCTCCATTACCAACAGCACTCTTACCGATTACAATCTCATTAGTAGCAGTGGCGCTAGATGCTCTAGAACTCTGACCTATATATATGTTTCCAGAACCAGTTGTAAGTGTATCACCAGCAGCATAACCAATTGAAATGTTATAGTTACCAGTCGTAATCAAACGACCAGCCTGCATACCCATACCAATGTTATCATTCCCTGTCGTTAGCGAGGGAAGACCAAACATACCGAATGTTATGTTTCTGGCACCGGAGGTTAGGTTTGAAAAGTTTTGCCACCCCATTGCAACGTTGCGGAAACCGCTAGTGATAGACGGCACTGCAAACTCATCAATGATAACGTTGTTCTCATCGGCAGAGCGTAGATCCATATAACCTACAACGTGCAACTTCTGAGTAGGTGCTGTTGTTCCAATACCTACTCTGTTTGTAGTTATTAGCGTATTTTTATTTGATGGAGTCTCAATGCTGAAGTTACTAGACGTAGTATTGATTTTAGAATCGCTATTACCACCATACATAGTAATACCTCCCATCATAAGGATGTCATCCCCAACAAACACATCACCGTTAACCTCTAGTGGGTAGTAAGGCTCTGATGTTCCGATACCCACATTACCATAGCTGTCAACACGCATCCGCTCATTGCCCTCTCCGTCTGCAAAGACAATGGTGTTTGCTAAATCAGCATCTAATCCACTAATCTTACCGATAAGAACGTTGTAGCTACCTGTTTCAATCCCTTGCTCATTGTTACCAATCAAGATGTTATCACTACCAGTAGTCAACAGATTACCAGAACCCTGTCCGATTGCTATGTTTCTTGAACCAGTAGTTAGAGTCGGTAGTGCTTGCTGACCTATAGCTGTGTTTCTCACACCTGTAGTAAGATCACCCAAAGCTGATTGACCTAAGCCTACATTTCGCTCTGCAGCACCTTCTATGTTGGTTCCAGCAAGAGTACCTACAATGGTGTTGTACGCACCAGTAAGCTCTGTGTAGTATGGACCAGCATACGGTCCAACAAATACGTTCTGGCTTCCGTTGTCTCGCATCCCTGCAGCTGTACCTACAGAGAGTGCATAAGAAGCGTCAGGGGAGTATCGTAATGTATCCTCACCAAGACCAACAACAGCTGCTCCAGTAGATACATTCAATGAGTTTTTACCAAGCGCTAAAGAGCCGTCTCCAGCATTAGCTGCCATAGCACCTTCACCAATGGCTATATTATCTTTCTGTGTTGCTGCACCAGAGCCAATAGTGTGTACACCAACTCTAATATTGTCGGCATCAATATCCAACCAGTAGATAGGGTTTACTCTGTTGATACCTGTGTATCCGTTCTCATTCTGACGGATGTATGGAGTAATAGGAAATCCAGCAGGCTGTGGGTCAGTAACTGTTATAATCTCATCTGATGCACGTACACGTGTTAAGATGTTTACATCTGTGCCGTCATCACTCAAGATGCCTGCGAAGAAGAAGTGGTTGCTTGCAGCACCTACATCTGGAGATGCCTTTAATGCCAAGTACTTTGTTCCGTCAACATCAATCTCTTCAATCTCCGTGAAGAACAAGTTGTCTCCTACAATCTTAAATTCTGTAAGATCAAAGTTGTTTGTGCTGTTAGAGTCAAAAGAAGTCTGTGCAGCTATCTCTATGTATCCAGTATTATTTACTGTCGTGTTGTCTCCACGAGAGAAGTAAATCCTACCTGTAATACCTGTTACGTCTTGGTAGTAGTTCTCCTGGCTATCTTCCTCTTCTAGTTCCTCTACAGGTGGAATCGGTGTAACCTGCTGTGCAATGATTAAGTATTCATCGTCAACCCCACCGTCTCCCATACTGAATGATGGCAGCTGTCGTACAATATAATCTCCACCTAAGAATGTTGAGTTCCCTGAGAAGATAGTATCTCCTGTCACATCAAGCGCAACAGTTGGTGCATCGTTATTGATACCTACGTTTGCACCAGTGCTAGTGATGACGCTGTCTACAAACTGAGCATTAGCATCATCCCACTTGCTTACTGTATCGTCAGTAAGGTTTGCAGCATTTCTAATGGAGATTTCAATGTCTCCAAAGTCTGGGTCTGTATTATCCGCAGTAATGGTAATACCTTCTCCTTCTTCACTACCTGTAGTACCAACAGTAACCCAGTTCGTTCCGTTCCAATACTTGATCTCATCATCTACAGTATCGTAGTATATTTGACCTTCAACAGGGTCAGTAGGAGCTTCCGCTAAGTTCTGAATAGCAGCATTCTGTAGCTCGTTCTTGAGAAGGTTTATGTCGGTGTAGAACTTTTTAGCCATCTGTTGTATTAGTTGAAGTGGGCAGTTCCTGCAAACGGCTCACTGAATGTTATTGTTACTGCGTTATCCGATAAGTGCTGGACATCAGCCTCTACCTCATAGCCCTCTTCATCTATAATAGTGACAGCTGGCTTCTTAATCAAACTATGGGTTATATTCCATACATCGGCAGGGGTGGCTTGAGTATGTACATAACTCAAATCACCACCACCCTTGAGTCCAGCAATGTCAATAGTATTCTTAACAGGTTGATTTACAACAGTTGCCCTATTGTATCCTGTTTGTTTTACGGTGATGCTCGTAGAAGCTCCGCTTTGTATTTGAATATTGTTACTCACTTACGTCCTCGTTTACTTTAAACACTCCATACATCCAGGTCACAATAGTTGAACCTTGGACGGACTGTAAATCGTAAACGTAGATACCCCCTTCTATGGTAGCCATAATAGAGGCTGGAGAGGTAATTGTAAGTACACCATTTGCATCGCTAACAAAACCGAAGTCGTTATCATTATCATCGTCAGAATCTCCACTAAGTTCTGCTGTCGCTGAGGTATCAGACTCACGAACCTGCATAACCCAGTCATATCCAGTTGATAGATCAATAACTTCTCCGTCTTCGTCTTTAAATGTTAGCTCTAATGTAAATGTATCTCCCTTACGACAGGTGATATCTACTCTTGATGCTATGTCTAAGTTTACGCTGGTTGTCATATTGCAAATTTACGGTTTATTATAGTGCATCAAAAGGGTCAACAGCTACATCGTCTGCTAGTTCACCACGTGTTCCTTGACGTTGGCTGATCAATTTTGACTGCTCTACAGCCTGCTTTTTAACCCTTTCGTCTTTACGGTCCTCCTTCTCAATGTCAAGGTTTCTCTTTTCAGATACCTCCATCTGTTTCATGGACCCAGACACTTGCTGTTTTACTTGCTCTAACTGAATCTTGAAACGGTATTCCATCTCCATTAGTTGAGCTTTTGCTTGTGTCTCCATTTGGATACGCTGCATCTCTATTTGCGCCTGCATCTGTGCTTCTTGCATCTTACCTTGAGAGGTAGCTTGAGCCACTTGGCTATTTGCCTGGGCTTGCATCTGAGAGTTTTGCTGTGCCATCTTCTGCATCTCACGCATACGCTTTTGTCTGCGAACGATAAGAAGTTGCTCTGCTTGGTCCACATCTTTAAGCTGACGGATAGCAATGGCATCTTCCAGGTCAATCTCCTTTTGAGATAGTGCGATCTGAATGTTTTGCTCTAAGTATGCCTTCTCGGTATCTCCCATCTCATTCACAACACGTACACCAAAGTTGTACATCGGAAGGTCTCTAAAGCTGTTTAACAGCTGCATAGATTTCTCACCCAATGCCTTAGTGTATAGGTTGTACAGTACAGAGTCCTGAGGAAGCACCTGGAGACACTTTACGATGTCTTCACACACCTTGCGGTACAATACCCCTGCAGCGTTGGTGATGTCGTATATGGCGTTGTTTCCTGCAGCCATCTGCTGCTCACGAACACCTACCAGTTGCTCACCCTTAGCGGATGTACCATCCATCACTTCATTGATACCTGTAGCATCACGAATCATACGTAGATAATGGTTATAGATACCGATCATCTCGTTGATGTTACGCACAGAATTTTCTAGTGGACGTACTGGAGGGTTTTGGAAACCACCTTCTGGGTTCTTACTACGGTAGTAGAAGACACCTGTTTGTTCGTAGATATCTTGGATATCCAATGGCTGTAAGTCACCACCACGTCCTAGCTGTACGTTCTCTAATCCTTCAATGTCTACCAAAAGACCGTCAGGCTTCGCCTTAGCAATTGCTTGCTGGATCTTAAGGTGAGTAAGCTGTAGTTGATCAGCAAAACCAATCACACCGTTTACCATAGACTTAGGCATCATTCTACGCATGTTTGTAGAGATAACGCTATAGCTCATGCGAGTACGTGTGATGTCATGAACATTCTTTGGTAGGTTCTTCTTCATGCCGTAGCTAAAGATGAACTTGGTACCCATAATATAAGTACCGCCATACACTGTAGTGTTCTTCATGTATACTGGCTTGCGCTCGTAAACACTCTGTGTAGGTGGTTTGTATTCGTAACCCTTGTAATGGAATCCTACGTTACCAAAGCGTGTTTGCTTCTCTTCGTAGATGATATCATCAACAGATATAAACTCAAAGTCCATCACCTCAACGATAAACTCATCGTATCCGTAGGTAGTCTTATTCAAGCTACGATCATAGTAGCTGTGAGTGATCTTATTAGGGTTGTTGTTGTATTTGTGTTTTACGTTGTTTGCGATCTGCTCAAACTGATCCTCAGTAAATTGATTTGCCGCTTTACGCTTAAGATCTTGGATCGTCATGCGCTTGATGTGCCCAGCATATACTAGGTCAGAGAAGTTTGGATCTTCTGTGTAGCTGTGTACGAAGTAGGCAGGATCTACGTACTCCTCAACGATACCGTAGTTAGGATCATTCTCACGCTTAACAACAGCCATACCATTTACTACGAGGTCTTCCACAGCACGTCTGTAGATCTTCTCATTGAAGTCGTTCCACTGTAGTGTGAGGTCTGTTGCTATCTGCGCTACAGATTCAGAGGCAATCTTGAGGTTTGCGTTCAAGAAGATTTCTGCTTCGTCTTCCGTCTCTGGAAGTTGATCAATATCAAACTCAGCTTTCAAACCGAGGTCTTTAGCTTGTTTGTGTAGCTCTCTGTTTTGTATGCGTCTCTTGATCTTATCACGTTCACGCTCCTTGTCCATGCGAGATACAGGGTCAATAGCTTCAACCTTTGGGTAAGGGTCTTTAGATAAAATCTTGTTGACTACAATCTTTACGAACTTAGGTACAATAGGTACAGGAGTCCAGTCAAGGTTGAGTAGTGAACCGTCACCGTTGTTAGGATCTAGAGAGGTGAGAATTTTCTTATAGATGGTTGTATCTTGAGTACCGTGAGCATAATCTCTGTTTAGCTCAAAGGACTTCATTCTACGTCTGAAGATTGATCCTTCATCATCTGCTGCTCCCCACTGCTTTTCTATTGCCATGGCATACTTCAGCCCATACTCCTTGCTCATCTTTACGACAGCGTCAGCGAGTGGGTTAGGGAAGTTGCCAAAATTATCCCTTTGGTTCAAATCTTTTTGCATAATAAGGGCTACGTTATAATATGCAAATATAAGAATAAAAGAAAGGGTCTTTAACGCTCTATAGGTTTATAGCGTCTAAAGAAGGTTTTGTCCGCAAAGTCAGTTTTAGGTTTTTCCCTTTTAAACTTTTGAGCAGCCATGAGTGCCAAACCTGAAGATATGGTAAGGTCATACTTGGTACGGTTCTCTATACGGTATCCGATCCAGTCCTCTAAGGTACGATTAAAATACATGCGTCCCATCTTTCCAGTCTCCTCATTGGACCCTACATGATTATGAATATAGGTCTCAATGGCTTGGGCGTGGCTATCTATAATGTCCTGAGAATTAGACGGTATACCCTTTGTCTTTGAAGTAGATGTTCCACTGCGTAGATGCTCTGGTCTGTCCATTAGGTAGTTGTCATAACCACGAGCCTCAAAGTGTCTAGCGATACCGTACTTGTTATTCTCTATAAGTATTGGGAATCCAAAGAAGAATGCCGCCATCAATATATCCTCATAGAAGATCTTCGCCATTGGAGGGCGTGATGCATACTCCGCTACAAACATGTTGGAGATGTCGTGCTTCATGTTAAACTTTACGTACAGGTGACAGGCACCCTTAGATCCACGACCATCAACGGTAGCATCAAGGTCATAGCTATCCACTCCACCCACACCAACAGAATCTTCAGGAGGGGCAACCTTTCCGTACTTGGTAACGTATAAGTTACGGTCCTTGTCTGGAGGTAGCCATGCCACCTTCCACCGTCCGTTTGGATCAGGGCTAAATGCTACACGCTTATCTTTTTCTGCCCACACAAAGTTTCCAGCAACAATTGGATTTGGGTACAGCTCCTGGTTGTGTCCTATCTGTTCGTATATCTTGGCGATGTTGAATATCGTAGACTTGGTAGAGTCACGGAATGCTTCATCCTCCGTAAAGGGGAACTGACGGATAACCTCGTTCAATTCATACGCATCAGACATGAGTGCCTTGCGTTCATTCTGTAGGTAGGTCTTAGCACCGATACTTACAAAGTCACCGTCAATGGTTTCTACCTTTTCTTTAGGATCTTCAACGATAGGGTTTCCGTACTTATCAAAGAATCCTTCCAATGCTTCATATGCAGGAATGAATATCTTATATAGTCCAGACTTGGTCCTACCGTTTTGGTTTCGTTCTCCAGGATCACTGTTGTAGTACAAATCTCTAAACTCCTTTCCTCCTTTATCAAGAGGATTAACAGTGGATCCCATCAAGCATTTTCCTACAATACGTCTACCCACAATAAGACAGGTACGCTCAATACGCCATGCCTCTCGTATATCAGTAGGCTTCTCCCACTTCCCTGCCTCATCAAGATACAGCATGTGGAGCTTCTCCCCATCGTAGGCGTTATTGGTAGTGTTCTTCCAATTGATGATCGTATCAAGGGCTTCACCAACAGACGATGTCTTGTTGTTCTTAGTAATTCTTTTAGAAGGCTCACGAAATGCAAGCTCCATTCTTGGGTTAGTAGTACCATCTTGTATAGGCTTAAAGAAGAATGGATAGCTCTTAAACATGGGAACTAGCTTCTTCATAAATATGTTTTCCTGCGCATCCTTACCAGTCTTAGACTGTATACCCAACAGTTTCTCTTTTACCTGTGTGCCTTCGTCTGCAAGTATAGATGCCGATATATTGGTGTATCCAGAACGTCTACACTTGGTGAACACCTGACCTAGTGATCTAGGGTCCATCTCACATGCAGCAAAGTGTAAGTATAGCCTACGCTGAAACTCTAAGTAGCTGGGGTATCCAATGTCCATCTTGGACCACTGGAGCAGCATGTAGTGCCTACCAGTAATGTAGGTAGGAGTACCATTGTTCATGAACCATAGTCCTTCCCTGCGTCTGCGGAATTCCTCCTCAATGTATGGGCTGTACCGCTGTCTAAACTCCTTAGGTTTCTCTGCCCACTCGTCCATGGACCGTACACGCAGCAGCTCCTTTGGAGGGTCTATGCGTCTCCAGCGTTGGTCTTCCTTCGGTAGCTCATGGAACAGTATATCCTTAGTATTGGGTACGTTGGGGAGCTGGATATGTAGGTCTGATATTTCTATAATATCACCTGACGTATCGTGTGGGCATATGTTGATTACCTCAGCAGTATACCCTTCTATCATCTTTAATCCAGCCATGGTAGTTATTTGCTAAAGCGTTCAGCGAATCCTCCAGAGAAGTCGGTATCCTCAGATACACCACCAGTCTCTTTCAGTTCCTTGATCATTACTTCCAATCGTTGATAGTCTTGCAGTAGCTCACGAGCATCTGTTGCTGTCTGCTTTATTGATTGGAGTTCCGCCTTACGACCTGAACCGTTGAGTTCCTTGTCTACAGGTTTCTTGATCTCCTCAATCATATTATTGATTGCCACCTCCATAGAGAGCATCAGACGCTGCGCTGCATCAAGAGTACTAAACTGTGATTTACTTTTTGGTCTCGGCATACATCAAGTCGCTTGTCATCATTCTCCAAACAGTCTCACCATCAACCTCCATCTCGTAGTCGCTGTTTTTACTAAAGTAGACAACGTCTCCTGGGTGC